ATATAAGAATAATTTTATATTAATATTTGTAGCTTCTATAGCTCAATAGGTTAGAGCGAACGGCTGTTAACCGTTAGGTTGTAGGTTCGAGTCCTGCTAGAAGCGTAATTATTTTTTTAATATAGAAATAATATTATTTCTATCTTTGAATAATTTTATAATTAATATTACAAATACCAAAAATATTTTGAATATATGTAATAATTTCATCAATATTTTTTAAAGGTTTACATGTATATAAATCCATGGCAACTTTATTTTCTTCAACAAATGTATGAATAGATAAATGTGATTCAGCTAAGATATATACACCTGTAACACCAACTGGATTAAATTGATGAAAAGCTTTATTTACAACTTTTAAATTAAATTTATTAGTAATATCATCTAAAATTTGAATTATAGATTCTTTATATTTTAATTTATTAATATCATTAATATTATAAATATCAATAATAATATGTGTTCCAATATTAACAATAGGATGCGAGTTCATAATATATAATAAAAGTATTAATATTTTATATATATTTTATAAATTAAATATTTTTTTATATTCATCTACAATTGAAAAAATATCAATTCTTGTAAATGGATTTATATCAATCATTTTTAAAAGTAATTCAAAAAATTCAATAGGTACATCATATATATTATTTGATTTATCTAAATAAATAAATGAATATATTATAAAAGATAATAAGAATAATCCTATCATATATGAATCTATTTTTAATCTAATATCAATTTTATTTATAGAATAATTATTTGAAAGATTTTTAATATAAGTATCAATATCATCTACAGTAGGTTTTAATTTAGTATCACTTGCGTCTTTAAATATTTTTATAACTTCTTTAGATTTTGTAAAAATATAATATTCCATTGTTTTATTTATTTTAAGAAATATTTGTTTATATTTATTAGGTATATTGCTAATATTCATTATTTTATTTAATAATGGTATTAAATTAACAGCAAAATCATATAAATTTATACTAGTTAAATCATCATAAGATAAATTTAATTTATTAATATAAGCAAAAAACATTAAATTATATTCTGGTGGAAAATATTTAAAAGTTATATTATGGGGATCTTTATAAATAAAAGAATTAACATTATAAGTTTTATTTATTTTTGATAAAAATCCAAAATCAATTAATATAAATTTATTTTTATTAATATCATATAAAATATTATCTAATTTTATATCATGATGTACATAATTCTTTAATGCCATTATTTTTAAACCTTCTAAAATAGTAATAAAAGAGTTAAGAGCATTAATAATATTAAATTTAGAAATTATTTCAGGATATGTTCTTTTTACAATAATATTATATATATCAACACCACCGTGTTCATATATTATTTGATAAATATTATTTGATTGTTCTTCATTTACTAATGAACATTTATATATATTTTGTGTTTTTTTTAAAGTGGTAGGTTTTAATTCACAATTATCAATCATTTTTATAGTAAATTTATTATCAGGATCTATTTCATTTTGAACAATTTCTTGTAAATTTATTTCACTACGCCATTCTTTTTCTTTTGGAAATAATTTAGATATAGTATTACTTAATAATTTATTATGTTTTTTTGTATGTTTTTTACTACATGTATATCCGGGTTTAATAACACATCCATATGATCCTGAAGCAACAAAAATATGTTTATCCATTATCTATTTTTTTAATATATTATTTAATTTTCAGCTTTTTTAGCTTTCCACATTACACCGATTTCTTTCATTAATTCTTTAGGATTTTTACCAGTATTTTGTTCTTTTAATTCAATCATTTTTTCTTTTAAAAATAATTGATAATCAGATAAAGGTTTTTTAGGTTTTTCTTCTTTATCAATTTTATAATATTTATCATATAAATTATTACTAGTTTCTAAGATAAATTTAGAAAACTCTTTTTTAGAAATTTTATTTTTTTTAGATTCAATAAATGTACTAAGTTCATTTGAAATATCATTAATGATTTTTTCTTTGATATCAGCCATTATTTATATATTAAAAAATATAATAAAAAAAATCATTTTTTTTCTATTTTTTTCCAATTATTATAAACTTCTTCAAATATTTCTAATATATTTTTTTTATCTTTATAAAAATCTTTTAATTTAGTTATATTATTTTTCATATATATATTATATTCTGATATATCTGTAATAATAGGAGGATCTTTACTTTTTTTAATTTCTTTTTTTTTTATAATAGAAGAACGATATATATTAACTTCTTCATTTATTAATTTTCCTATTAAGTTACCTAATTCACTACTAGAAAATTTATTAGTTTCTATAAATAGTTTTAAATGATTTGTTAATAATTCATCTACTCTAGTAATAATTTTATTTTTAATAGTGTCAATAGAACACATATTTAAAAAATAATTAAAATAAATATATTCATTTTTTATATTTATTTAAAGAATAATTAAAGAATATAAATTATATGAAATTATTTATACTATTTTTTATATTTTTTTTAAATTTACTAGAAGGATTTAATTATTACTTTCTTAATTTTAATTTAAAAATAAAAAAACCAATTGATAGTTGTATTATTAATTTTATAAAAATTAATGATATAAATTATATTAGAGTTAAACATAATTCAAAATATTTAGTCTTAAGATATTTACATGAACCTTTAGAAGAAAAAACTTATAATTATAATATTTCAACAGATAAATATTATTATGATATTTATGATATAATAAAATATAATACAAAACCTATTATTATATCATATGAAAAGAAAAAAGAAGATAGGTCATTAAATTATAAATATTCATATTTAATAAAAAATAGTACATCTTATTTATCAAAATATACACTTAATTATAATAATTTAGTTTATAAATATTCATTTGATATTAATTCTAATATGATAGATAAATTTGAAACAAACTGGAATATAAAAGCAAAATATAATACACAAATAGAAAATAATTCTACTATTAATTATATAAAAAATTGGATTGAATATAATTTAAATAATAATAATAAATATTATTATTATAAAAAATATCTACTTTTTAATTATTATTATAATAATTATATAATATAAAAATATAATAATGATGATACTAAATATAATATTCCTCCCCATAAAGTATCAATAAAAGCATTTGTATAACTATAATTTTTTAGAAAAATACAAGTTGTATAACTATATATACCATATATTGATATCCCAAATAAAAAACTAATTAATATTATTTTAATATAATCTTTTTTTTTTAATTCTAATTCTATTAACCTTATACAATAATATAATGACATAAATATAAAAATATATGTTAAAGGAATTATAATTGGTTTAAATGAAATTGGTTCTTTTTGAATTTTAAAAATTAAATCATTATAATATTTATAATTATAATAAATCCAAAAACTATCCATAAATAAAAATACTAAACAAGATAATAAAAAAATATTATAATTCATTTATTTATTTATTTATTACTAATATTATAATATTCAATAATAATACTATTTGAATATATATTATTATTTCTTAATAATAATAAATACATGACATTTCTATAATTTTTTAAATTTAATTCAACATTAATATTTATTGAATTTACAATTGTTATAATAAATAATATAAGAATAATTATAAATAATTTCATTAATAAAAAAAATAATAATATTTATCATTTTTTTAAGTTTGTGAAAATATATTAATATAATCTTCTTCTGTATATTTATCAGTTGTTTTATTATAATTAATATTATTTTTTAATAGTATAATCCAAATATAAATGAGTTATATCATAACAATATGTTAATTTACATTTTATCATATTTTTAAACACATTTGATTTATATAACTCAGAATTAATTAATTTTATATTAAATCATTAATTTTTTCATATTTATATTTTTTTACTAATTCTACTTCTTTATTACATTTACAATAAATACAATTATTTAATATATCAATTATATTAAGATATTTTTCAAAACTGTCTACCATATTTTTTATTTAAGAATTATTTCATATATTATAAATGTAAAAATTATGTATCTTGTTTATATTAATAACAATTATTCACAATTATTATATTGGTATAATAAGAGAAAAATAAATTAAAAAGTGTATTATTTATATACAATAAAAAAATAAAAATGATTTTTATTTTTATAATAATTATCACACGTATAAACCAAGATGTATATCGCAGGTAATGGTGAAGTTTATGATGATGATGAAATTATGACTGAATCAATTGAAAATGATGATTTGTATGAAGACAATTATCAAGTATGTAAAATTGATTATAGTATTGATCAATGGGAAGGAACATTAAAACTTGGTTTTTAAAAAATAAAAATTATAAAAAAACAAAAACATTAAATTTTTGTTTTACATAATACAGCTATATATATACCATTCCACCATGTATTTTTTGCTATATCTAAAGGAGTAGTAGATCCATCATTTGTTAACTTAATTTCTTTTTCATATAAAATAGTAAGATTTAAATCTTTAATAGCATTTCTTGTTCCTTTTTCTACTGTAGATGTCCAGTTCCAGTCATCTATAATTAATATAAATATATCTTCTAAGAAATCATAATAATATGTAAGTGCTTTATATTGAGATTCATATGAATGATTTCCATCATATAAATATATATTAAATTTTGGAGAATTATTAAGATTTATATTAAAACAATCTTCTTCAATAAATATAACTTTATTAATTCCTTTATATTTATTTATATTATCTAATAATTTATCTTTATTATTTCCAAATTCACTAAAATTATCAATACAAACAATAAAAGCATTATTATTATACATAGCAGCACAGGTTGATGCCCCTAATAAACATCCTATTTCTAAATATTTACTATGTTCCATAGATAAAAGATTATTATAAAAATGTCTAGTTTTTAATCCTACCATACCATCAATATTAATAACTTCTTCAGATAATTTAGATTCTAATTTTTCTGCTTTTTCAATAGAATCTTTTACATGTGTTATATAATTCATTATATATAAAAATATATCTATTTTCTTTAAATATAATAAAAAATGATATTAATAATTATAATATTATTTATTATAATGATATCAAATAATAAATATTCAGTAATTAATTATTATTATAATTATTTATTATCATGGATAAATTGTAATAAAATAAATACACAAAAAGATAATGATAGTACATTTTGTGACATGGTTTAATAATAAATTATTTGATTATTTTTTATTGTAAATTATATATCTATTTTCTTTAAATATAATAAAAAATGATATTATTTTTTTATAATAATATAGTGTAAATTAAAATGCCTATGTGTGGTCCTAGTTGTTCATGTAGATGTTGTGATATAAGTAAAATGGCTTATCATCCTTTGTTTAGAGACAGAATTGACCAGATGATTGAAGAATATAAGAGATTGACAATTGGTCCAAATTATTTTCCTATTGAGCTTACATAAAAATGATTTATTTTTAGTAATAATCAAACAAACCGTGATTATATTCATTGTATAATGATACATATCCTATTTAATTTTGAATGAATAAATTAATGTCTTTATATAGAAGAGATAATATAAGATAAATTAATAGAATTAATTATCTTTTTTTTAATATAATAATGGAAGAATATTTTTTAGATAATATAAATTATAGTTATATAGAACCAGATAAAACAGATAAAACAGATGAAATAAAAGAAGAAGAATTAAATCCAAATAAAATACTAAATACATTTAATGATTTAAACTGTTTATTAAATAAATATAAAGATGATTTAGAAAAATTAGAAACAGAGAAGAAATTATTTTATAATTATAAATCAAATTTAATAATTAATCATATTAATATAATAGATATTTATAATAATTATAATACATTAGATGAAATAAATGACATATCACAAAAATTTGATAAATATGATAATAATATTAAAGATATATATGATAAATGGTTAATATCTTATTATAATCCAACAATAATAAAATTAAATAAAGATATTGATATATTAGAAATTAAAATTAATAATTTTAGAAATTTTTTTATTTTTACAATTAATAAATTTTTAAAATCATCAAATGATATTAATAAAAAATTATGTCCTATTTGTTTTGATAATGAAATAGATATGTGCGCATATCCTTGTGGACATACATGTTGTAATAATTGTATATTTTCAAGTAGAATAAATATAAATAATAATAAAAGATGTTTATCATGTAGAAATGAGATAATAGATTATATTAAATTATTTTTTCTTATATAATATTTGTAATGATACATAACTATAAAAAAATAAAAATGATTTAAATTATAAGTTAATTATATACAATTCAAAAAATGAAATACATTAGTTTGAACGATCGTATTTTTCAATATTATATTTTTAATAAGTTATTATCTTTTTATAATTATAAAATAAATAAAGAAATAGGTATAGATTCAAAAAACAGTAATATATATATATGTTCTATTAATGATAAAAAATTTGATTTTTGTAGTAAAAAAAATATATTGCCAGAAGAATTAATTATAATGTTAAAATTATCATCATTAGTTTTAAATAATACAAATCCTCATTTCTTAATATGTTACAAACAATTAAATAAGAATAATATATTATGTGAATTAGCAACTGGTGATTTAAAAAGTTTTTTGAAATCATATATATCAAAAAATGTATTATTCAATTCTATAATTCAAATAATAATTTCAATATATTCATTTCATAAATACACAAATAGAAGTCATAATGATGTTCATCATGGTAATTTCTTATATCATAGAATTGATAAAACTGATAGTTATTTTTATTATAAGATAAATGATATCGACTTTTATGTTAAAAATGAGGGATATATATGGATTATAAATGATTTTGATATGTCATCAGATGATGATTATAAATATGATGATTATAAATATGGAATGGAAGCTTTTAAAAATTATAATAAAAATAAGAGTAGATCATTAAATATCATGATTAATAATATTATTGATATTATTTGGAAAAATAAAATTGATCAAATATTATTATTAGAACTTATAAAAGAATATAATTTAACATCATTTAATTCAATAAGATATAATCAAAATCCTATATTATTATAAATTTTATAAAAAATATAACAAAAAATTTTTGTTATTTAGAATAATATAATATTATATTATAGAATTATATTATTATGAGTGTTAATATATGTAGTACATTAGATAGTAATTATTATAATAATGATTTATGTAATCAAGTAGCTACTATTATTAATTCTACAACAGAAAAACCAACAATAGTTAATCCCGATTCTTCTTTTGTAATTGTTACATATTGGTGGGGAAGAGGAAATTTAAATAAAAATACTTCTAGACCATGTCCTACAGAAGATAATCCTGTAGTAGATCAAAAAGATTATACAAAACAACCAATTAAATTTGAAGAAATGATAGATAATTGGAAAAAATCTTGTAAAAATGCTAAATGTAATTATTTAGCAGTTGAATATCCTGAATTTGCTGTTAAAGGAGGATATCAATTAGCTATTAATGCTAAACCATTATTTATAAAAAAAGCACTAGAATTATGTGATGGTCGTGCTGTAGTTTATATTGATGGTGATATGGTAGTACATAAATATCCTCATATATTTGATATTAAAGATTATGATTATATGGCAAGACATTGGAATATAGATCCACGATCAACTAGACATTTTAATAAATTAGCATGTTTTGATTTAACAACATTTGAAACTTCAGGTGGTATTATGTATTTCAATGATACAAATAGTGCTAAATTATTATTAGATAAATGGATATCATATACATTTAATAAACAACAATCAGGAAAAGCTGATGATAGAATTATAAGTTTATTATTATCAGCTAATAAGAAATTTTTATTTAATATAAAAATGTTATTTTTACCAATAGAATTTTTATGGTTAACAGATAAATATGTTGAATATTTAACAAAAGATAATTATAATAAATATTTAAGAAGTAAAAAAATACAAATTAAAGATGATTACAATATAGAAAATGATATTATAATTGAACATCCTGAATGTTTAACATTAGAAGAAATTGCTCAAAAACAAGGTGCTGATACAAATAGAGCACCTAGATTATATGAAACATTAGTAGGAAATAAAGTAGCATGTTCAAAATATGGTGGTTATTTATGGGAATATATATTATTTGAAAATAAACTTCAATTAGAAGGTTTTAAGAGTTATTTAACATATATAAAAACAGTAAAAATTGAAGATATATATGAAGAAGAGGATGAAGATGAAAAAATAAAATCACCGTATACAGTTATTAATTATGATGATAAATATGGATCTAAATTTAATAAGATAGCAATAAATAATAAAAATTATAGTAATTTAATTAAAATAAAATTAGATTCAATAATATCAGAAGGAGGATTAAAATATAGTGATGTAAGAATAAGTTATCAGACTCATGAAACTAATAATAAAAAATTATTTTTTGAATATGATGCTACTAAAAATTATATTTATACAAATTATATAGCAGCTACAATAATAGCATTATTTGAATTAGATAGAAATGCTATATATATACCAGATAGTAAAGATATAGATAATCAATATAATATAAGAAAAATACAAAAAATGTTAAAAAAAAATAATGAATTAGAATTATTATTTGTAAATAGAGATGCTTATTTAAATATTGATAAAATAAATATATTAAAAGTGCCTATTTATTTTAAAAGATCAAGAGTGTTATATAATATATTACATTTAATTAATAATGAATATGATTTTATAGAGATATTTCAAAAAATATTAAAATCATCACAATTATTTATATTTAGTATTAGAATAAGTTTATATAAAACATTAAAATCTAGTGATAAAACTCCAGAAAATAAGAAAGAACAAGAATTATTTAATGAACGTAAAGATTTATTAAATAGATTTAGAACAAAATTATTAAATCAGAAAAAATCATTAAAATTTAAAGAAGATATAAAGAAGTCTAAAAGTGCTGAAATAAAAGATGTTAAAGAGCAAAAAAAAATAAAAATAGAATCAACTAAAGATGAATGTTTAAAATGGAAGACTAATAAATTAGTAAATCCAAAAACAAATAGAAAAATAGAAAAAGATAAGGCTACATATAATAAATTAAAGAAAGATTGTGATAGTTATAAAACACCTGTTATAGAAGAATCAAAGAAAATAATTAAAAATTCAAAAGATGAATTTACTAAAGAGGAATGTTTAAAATGGAAAAGTAATAAATTAGTAAATCCAAGAACAAATAGAAAAATAGAAAAAGATAAGCCAACATATAATAAATTAAATAAATTATGTGATAAATATAAATAATGAATATTTTTTTAATTTTACCAAATCAATTATTTGAAGAAAGTATATTACATATTAAAAAAAATAGATATAATAAAATTATAATATATGAAGATCCTCATTATTTTTCTTCTGAAATTAAACCTAATAAAATAAAAATAGCATATTTAAGAGCATGTATGAAATGTTATTATGATAATATGATAAAAGAAGGAATTAATAATATATATTATTATGAATGTTGTAATAATAATAAAGAAATATTTAATTCAACTGATAATTATTACTGTTATGAAATAACAGATTATAAATTACTTAATAAATATAAAGAACTAAATCTAAAAATATTTGAAATAGAAACACCAATGTTTATATTAAATAAAAAAGATTTAGATATATATAATAAAAAAAATAGTATTTCACATTCTTCTATATATAAATTATCTAAAAATAAATTAAAAATATTAGAAAATGTAGAAAATAAAGATATATATAATAGATCTAATCCTAAAATAGAAGTTCCATTAAATACTACTATAAATTATATAAATAAATATAATAAAGAATATTATGAAGAAGGTATAAAATATTCAAATAAATATTTATTTAATAATCATATAGGAAATCCTACTATAGATCATTTAAAAATATATCCAATAAATTCTAAAACTGCGTATGAAGCATATGAAAATTATATTAAATTTAATATAAATAATTTTGGATTATATCAAGATGTTATTCAAGATAATAATCCATTTATGTATCATTCAATTATAAGTCCAATGTTAAATAATGGATTAATAGTTCCATTAACATTAATAAATATTATTAAAAAATATGAATATAAAATACCAATAAATTCATATGAAGGTTTTATAAGACAAATAATAGGATGGCGTGAATATATGAGATATTTATATATTTATAAATATGAAGAAATAATAAATAGTAATACTTTTAAAAATAATAAAAAATTAAATAATAATTGGTATTCTGCTACTACTGGATTATCAATAATTGATAATGAAATAAAAAAAGCAATAACATATGGTTATTCACATCATATTGTAAGACTTATGATTTTTTTAAATTTTATGATATTAAATGAAATAAGACCACAAGATATATATAAATGGTTTATGGAAATAATATCTATAGACGCATATGATTGGGTAATGGTTTCTAATATATATGTAATGGGATATTTTTCTAAAATAGGAATGAGAAGACCTTATTTATCATCTTCTAATTATTTATTAAAAATGAGTAATTATAAAAAAGACAATAAATGGAATATTATTTGGGATAATTCTTATAGAAAATATGTAAAAGATAAAAATATATCTTTTTATTTAAGAACAATTAAATAAAATTGTATTATCTATAAGCATCATTTATTATATTATAACATTTAAGAAGAATAGTTGATTTAGTTAAATATTGTTGTGAACTTATTTCATCTTTAATATCATCTAAATGTTCCATTTCTTTAATTATAATATTAAGATTATTATATAAGACAATAACATTATCTGAATTAAAATGATAATAATTATTTCTGATATAAAAATCATTTGAATAAATAATATTCATAATTATTTTTGTTATAAAAAATAAAAATCATTTTTTATATATTTATACTTAAATTTAATTGATCACATAAATCATCAATGTTATTTTTACTATTAATAATAGAACTAATTTTATTAAATATATAATCAAACATTCCTATAAAAGCTATTTTATTGTAATTATTTAATTTATTTTCTTTATCAATATCTAATAATGATGTATATTTATATTTATTTTCATATAAAATATAAATATCATTAAATCCACCATATTCGTCAATAATTTCTAATATATTATCACTATCATTTACTATAACTAAATTATAAATAATTTCTTGAAGATTATAATAGATAATATTGATATCATTTAAATCTAACATTTCATTAATAATATCATTTTCATCATAATTATAATTCATTGATTATAATAAATTATAATATAAAAAATAAAATCATTTTTTAAATTACGCAAATCGACCAAAAAAAGAAAAAAATGAGACAAGACTATTATAATTTTGTCTCATTTTTTTCTTTTTTTTGGTCGATTTAATTTATTTTTATAAAATTTATTTTATATATTTTTAAATTTTCATTATAATATAATGCTATTTTATATAAAATATCATTGTAATAATATTCAATTGATATACTGTCTTTACTAATATTATTAACATATCCGTTTAGTATATGATTAAAATATAATACCATATTGTCACAGTCAATATCATCAGCATCATCATTTGAGATCATTACAAAATCTTTTATTTTATTTTCTTTAATAGAATTTGCTAATATAACATAATATTCAGGGATATTCATATAAGAAAATGAATCGTAATTTCGTTTCATGTTAATGAATAATATTATTATAATAATTATAAATCATTTTTTATAAAATTTAGAAAATCTTTACTTAAAATTATTATAAGACCCTTTTCTTCTGCTATTTTTATCTTAGTAGTTATTTTTGTATTATCTTTTATAATAAGATAATTAGTATTTTTAATAATATTATTATCAATTATACCATTATTTTCTTTAATATAGTCTTCAAATTCTTTATTTCTAAATCCTGAAAACACGAAATGTTTATTTTCTATTTTTTTATTAATAATTTTAGGTGGAGATTTAGATTTAGATTTAGATTTAGATTTTTCAATTTCTTTAAATTCTAATTCTTGATAAAATTCGAAAAATTTATTTAAATTATCAATAAATTGTTTAGATGTAATATCACCCATACCATTAATTTTTTTGATATCATCTATTTTTAATTCTAAAGCTTTATTTTTATCAATACATATAAAAGGATATTCTTTAAAAATTAATTCTAATTTTTTCTCACCAATACCTCTTCCTAGTATATTAGAAGCAATCATGATTTCTTTACAACTTTTTAATTTTATTTCATTTAAAGAAGTAATTAAATTTAAGGCACTTTTATCTTTAAATCCATCAATTTCTAATATTTGTTCTTTAGAAATATTAATAATTTTATAAAGGGTATCATAAGAATTATCATATAATTTTGTTATAATACCCTCACTAATACCTTTTATATTTAATGATTTCATAAAAAAGGTAAAAGATTTTATATCATGATCTCTATTTTTATCATCTCCTTCTATTAATATATCTATTTTTGTTTTATTCCAAATATAAGGAATTTTAGGCATTAATGGTAAATTATCATCAGATTCTTTTAGAATTTCAGTAATATGGGGAATAACATCACCTGATCTTTGTATTTTAATAACAGAACCTTTACCTATTTTATGTTTAACTATAAAATCAGCATTAAAACCAGTTGCTTGTTTGATAGATACACCATTTATAATAATAGGATTAAATTTAACAATAGGTTTTAAATATTTATCTTTTGAAATATTCCATTCAACATCTAATACAATAACTTCAACAGAATCTAAAATGATATTTGATTTAAACGCAAAAGCATAATCAGGATTTTTACCAATATCTAAATTATGAGATTTATTATGAGTAATTATAATACCATCTATTTCATATTCACTATTTTTTTTAAATTCTTTTAAATATTCAAATAATTCATCAGTATTTAATGTATGATTTATTAATTTATATTTAGCAATTTTAAATCCAATACTTTCTAAATATAACATAGAATCATTAATAGGTAATCTATCACTTAAATAATCATAAGCTATAAATTCTATTAAATTTAAAATTTTTAAATTAATTGTTTTACTATTTATAACACCTGCTACTACATTTCTAGGATTAGCGCCTTCATCTTTAATAGAAATCCAATTTTTTTTTGATAGTAATAATTCACCTCTTACTGCAAAATTTTTAGGTAAATCTGTAGGTATATTTTTTATATAAGTTTTAATATAAGTAATATCTAAACCATTATAACCATCTCCTCTAGTATATATTTTAATATTTTTATCATTATCAGAAGTAATTAAACATGAAATACCGTCAAGTTTTTCATTTAAATAATATTCAGTAGGTGATTTATATTTAGAAAACCATTTATTTATTTCTTTACTATCTTCAAATTTAAATTTATTTTGAGATCCTAAATAATATGGTAATTTAATTTTTGTTTTTTCAGATGGTTTAAAGCCAATTTTTTTAAAATAAGGATTTTTAGGAGCTCTTTCTTTTAATCTTTCAATAAGTAAATCATAATAATCATCTGTAATAATAGCTTTTCCATCATTATGATATGCTTTATCTGCTTTTGTGATAATTTCAACTAATTCTTTTGCCAATAATTTTTTATAAAGTTGTTTATCATCAAATAAAAATTCATACATTATATTATTATATTAAATTTATTTTATATATTTCATTTTTTTATTCAATAAGTTGATCTTCTATAATAATATTAACAATATTATCTTCTGAACATATAATACCATTATCATATCTATATTTATCTAATTTTTTAATACCATTAATAAATAATGGTAATGTTTTTTTAGTGGCATATTTATTTCTAATTTGTTTTAATATTTTAACAGGAAAAGTAAAATTAATATTATCTATTATTGTATCATAATTTGTAATAATATTATCAATAAAATCTAAAGATATATCATCAGTATATTTTCTTTTTTCTATCATATTATAAAGTTTTATGAATTTATCTCTATTTAATTTTAAAATTTCACATTTTTCATTTATTTTTAAATAATTTGTTAATGATACTAATAACATAGTCATTACATTTAAAAAAATATTGGCATTTTTAATTATATAAATATCTGTAATTGTTGAATTTATAATAGTCATAAAAATATTAATAAATATAATGGGAAATTCAAATAAAAATTTAAGATTATAATAATAATTATATGTTTCATTACATAATATTTCATATATATATATCATATCAATATAATCGTCAAGTATAATTTTAATATCTAATTTAGGCATTTTTTTATTATCTATAATAATATATAAAATTAATGTGAATATTTATAAATTAAATGGATTATAATAATAAAATAATAAACACTGATAGTATAGTAAAAAAAACAATAGATGAATTATTATTACGTGCTGAGAAAGGAAAAATTAAATATGGAACAAATTTAGATAGAACTGATTTAATTGATATAGAATATCTTCAACATTTAAAAGAAGAAATGATGGATGGTATTTTATATTTAAATAAATTTTTAAATATGATAGATAATAAAAAATGATTTAATAATAAACAATTAATATAACTATAAATGAAATTTGATATTAGTAAACTGATTACTGATAATACTAATATAATTGAAATATATATGTGTAATCCAAAAAAAAATAAGGATGATTTAAAGATCGATATATTTATTAATAATGATATTTTAGAAATAATTAGAAAACGATTTAAATTAACAAAAGAAACAACAATAGTATCATATAATAGAAATAACTTATCATATATATATGATTTAAGTAATGATAGTCAATATTTATATTTAAGAAAAGTCGAAAATATATTAAATATAAATAATTTTTATGGATTTTCTTTTAATGAAATGAAGATGCAGTCATATACATTTGGATGTACAAATGATATTGATAGTAGATATGAATATAAATTAGAAGAATATAAAATAAATAATCGTTTATCATTAATGATAAAAAATAATAATGTATATATATATTATAAACATTCTAAGGAAGTAGATTTAGATAAAATTCAAGATATTATAAATAATATAATAAAAAAAATGATTATTATTTAATATATATAAAAATATAAAAATGTTTGTAGATTTCAATAATTTTTTAAATACGATTAAAACTAATGATATTTATGATTATTTTAATTGTTATTCTACAGCATTAATTACACGAAAAGATTTAAAAGATAATATTTTAACTCATAGAATGAATTTTTTAATTGATTATTATGTATCAAATTTAAATAATAATATTATTAATAAATCAGAGTTAATCAATTACTATTTAAAAAATTATAAAGATGATTTTGATACATCTTTATCATATAAAAATAAAGTAATTATTAAAGAAGAAGAAGATTATGATACAGATGTAAGAGATCATTACTTCTTTATTACATCAAAGGCACCACCAAAACCAGAAATTGATTATGATGAAATTGACAAGAAATTTTATTTAGAAGAAGAAGAAAAAAAATTAGAAAAAGAAAATAATTATAACGATGATGATGAATATTATGATGAATATTATGAAGAAGAATATGATGAAGATTATTATTATTTAGATGAGGATGAAGATTATTAATTATTTTTTCGGTTTTTTATTAACAGGTATAGAATTAATATCAACATATTTATTAAACCATTCATTGCCTACAATTTTAGAAGCATTTTCAGGAGTTAATTCATCATTAATAATTTTATTTCTCATATTTAACATATAAGTAAGATTAGTCCAATTAAAATCTTGATCATCTCTAATAGCAAGTTCAAATAACATAGGATATCTTTCACTAAAAAAAGAAAATTCAGTTTTTAATAATTCATATTTTTTCATATCTTCTAGTTTTTTTAATTCATCTTCTTTATTTCTAGTTATAATTTTTGAAATAGTTATTATAATATCTTCATTAGATAACCCATCTGTTATAAAATTTTTTTCTTTTGATGCCATTTATTTTTTTATATAATAATCTCTTTATATATAACAGATATATAATAAAATTATGAATAATTCATCCATTGCTATTAATGCTATGCCTTATGATAATTCTCCTGTAACTAAAACTCATATAGAACCTGATGCTATTGCTTATACATCACAATTTTATGCTAAACATCATATTCCAGCAATTCAAGAAAGACCTGGAAATAATACTATAAATATAGAAATTTATCATAAATATAAATCTGATTATAATTTATTTTGTTACAATTAAATTATAATTAAAAAAATAATGTAGTAGGATTGCCGAGAATTGAACTCGGGTCTTAGCTTCATAAGAGCTATATTCTAACCATTGAACTACAATCCCATACAATTATATTAATTGAAATTATCCTTATATCATTTTTTTAATAAATTTAATAATAATTTATTTTTGATATTGATTATATTGATTATATTGATTATATTGATTATATTGATTATATTGATTATATTGATTATATTGATTATATTGATTATATTGATTATATT